GTCACTTTCCTGATGGGCACACCTGTTCGTAGGTGTGCACACGGTGATCCTAACCCCTCTAAGAGGGTCCGGAGTTAAACTCCTTCTCGATCCCCTTATTAAGATTGGGATCTAACCAATCTGAAGAGGATTCAGAGAGCCTTCTTAGTAGGCAGAGAAATAACTCTCTCTAGGTAATTCAATTACCTTTTCGGGAGTCACTCTGAGACGTATCACGCCTGGGCCTCTAAGTGGTGGTATCTTATTTTCAGCTATCAGTCCTCTAACCTTGTTATGAGGATCAATAGCAGATACCACCTTTCTTAGACGCTTAGACGTATCCTTTACTTTCATTATCTCTCCTCAATGGGCTGAGAAAACTGAATCAATATCAGTTTCTTTAGCTAATCGAGGTACCTTATTACGTTCTATGCTTACTGGCTCTTCAGCCAGTACGCAGATACGGCAATAAGATTCAATCAAAGGTACTAAGGATGATATATATCCATATATCACTCTTCAGTACCCAAGATTGAAGAGATTGAAGTAAGCAAGGAGAGGTGGTACGCCTGTTTTATGGAAATCAGTCCGTAACATTAGGAACAAGTCCTTAATGAGTCCGACCCTGATATCCATCCAGTTATTACATAACTTCTTCCAAGCCTCTTCTAAGAGAGGCTCGTAGAAATTATGTAGACTGGAAGCCACCATACGGATTGCAGGGTGCGTTCCGATCGACTTTTCTCAGTCGTGTAGGAAGCCCCTGGTATCAACAGTCCGTATGTGGTTCTCTAGAACTAGAGCTCATATAGAGAATCCAAGTTTTGCCCTAAAGAATTTAGGAGCATTTTGGACTCTCTCTATGAGTCTGTCTAGTGTCATCTTGTTCCTTGAGACCAACTCGGTCATGAACCTTAGTGAGTAGGATGTACTCCTAATGGCTTGCAGGATTAAACCTGGACCAAGAGGAGTATAGTCTACCTCGTAACCCAAGAGATTCTTGGCAAATTCTGAGAATCGTTCAGATTCTACAGACTTTTGCCTATTTATCTCAAGGCCTAAGGTTGACATAACCTCTAAGTATGACTCAGCAACTTTATCGTTAGCAATAACGATATCGTCTCCGAGTATACAGTAGTCTTCAAAGTTCTTGATAGACACTCTCAAGGCGGCATACTTAACTATAAC